GCAAGAAGATCTTGCGTTACCGTTCTTAAAGGTTCTTGGCCAACTATCTCCCGAGTGTAACAAAAGGGACGCTAAACATGTCGAGGGGGCAGAACCTGGCATGATTATAAATACCGTGACAAACGAAATTTATGATGGCGTTAAGGGAATAGATGTCATTCCTGTGCACTACAAAAGGCAGTACATAGAATGGCAAGATAGAGGTGAGAGTCAAGGTGCACCAGTAAAAATATATGAAGCTGGTGATGACTTACCAAAAACTACAAGAGACAAGTTTAATAAAGATAGATTAGCCAATGGCAACTATCTTGAAAATACAGCGAGTCACTTCGTAGTTGTACTAGGCAAAAGCCCAACTACAGCATTGATATCTATGAAAGCTACTCAATTAAAAGTTAGTAGAAAATGGAACTCGATGATGATGGGTCTTAAGATGCAGGGTAAAAACGGAATGTTTACTCCGCCAACATACAGCCACATTTATAAGCTAAAAACAGTGCAACAGTCTAACGACAAGGGCACTTGGTTTGGTTGGGATGTTGCAAGGGTTGGTCCTGTTTCAGATGCCAGTGTTTACAATACAGCAAAAGACTTTGGTGTAAATGTAGCCAAAGGTGCTGTGCAAGCTAAACACGGGGAACAAGAATCCAAATCCGATTCACCGTACTAAAAACTTCCTAGGGAAGATAGAGGGGCGGTGATGGGAGACTGGACCCGCCCCCAAAAATAATTATGGAAGCTTTTAGAAAGATATTTACAGGATTAATGCGAGCACATGGGTGCACCTATGTGGACAAGAAGGGTGCCGATGGACTCAAGGTAAAAGGTAAATCGTTTGTAAAACGAGAACCAGTTACTGATAAACACTGGGAAGATCATCTTAACGGTATAGAACCTAGTCTAGGTATTATACCAATCAACGAACAGAACGAATGTAGATGGGGTTGTATAGATGTAGATAAATACAATCTAGATCATAAACAACTTTTAAACAAACTACCAATGGGTGTCCCGCTTTGGGTATGTAGATCTAAAAGTGGTGGAGCACATATATTTTTATTTACAACAGATTTCATACCAGCAAAACTAATGCGAGATAAATTAATGTCGTTAAGTGCTGTGTTGGGATTTGGTAACGCTGAAGTATTTCCTAAACAAATTGAATTAAAATCGCAAGATGATACAGGAAATTTCTTAAACTTACCATACTTTAATTACAAAAATACAACAAGATATTGCTTTGATTCTAAAGGTCAAGCAATTAAAATAGATGCTTTTTTAAATTCTGTAGAAGTCGGTGCTCTCACACCAAAAGAGTTACAAGATTTAAAAATAGAAAGACCACCATCAGAGTTTGATGACGGACCACCTTGTCTTGAGTCGTTAACAAAAGAAAAGTTAGATGATGGTAGAGATAGAGTTATGTTTCAATTTAGAGTGTATGCAAAGAAGAAATGGCCAGATAGTTGGACAGATAAGCTAGACGAATTTAATTTTAAACATTTTGTAAATCCTTTTAGACATGACGAGATATCTAAATTTAGAAAAGATAATAAAGATTATGGTTTTAAATGCACTGAAGAACCAATGTGTAACCACTGTGATAAACAATTATGTAAAACTAGAAAGTATGGTATAGGCACACAAAGCATGTTTCCACAACTTTCAGATCTACAAATTGTAGAGTTAGACCCAAAAATATTTAGATTAAATGTAGACGGTGAAAGAGTTGAGTTAAAAGCAGAGGAGCTACAAGAACAAAGATTGTTTGTTAGAGCATGCATGAATCAAATCTACAAGTTTCCACCAACATTAAAACCAAAAGACTACAAGGATTTGGTATCATCTTTGATGGCTAATCCAGAGGTAGTGGAGGCACCATCAGGTGCATCTAAGCTAGAGCAGCTATCACAACATTTAGAAAATTACTGCACAAGTAGAACAGCAGAGGGTGCAACAAAAGAAGATATGGAGTCTGGTAATGTGTGGAACAAAGATGGGCACCATCATTTTATATTTACACATTTCTATCATAAATTTTTACATCGACACAAATGGACAGAAAAATATGACATCTCAATATTATGGTTGCTAGAGCATTGTGGTTGCGAACACGTTAGAATGACAATAGGAAAAAAGAAATTATCTGTTATAAGATTAAAGCAATTTGAAAAAGAACAAATAAAAATAAAAGAACGAAAGTTTAAAAAGGAGGATGCGTTTTGAAAACTATTGTATTGGGTCCACCTGGCACAGGCAAGACTACAACATTATTAAATGAAGTAGACAAGCATTTAAAAGAAACTGATCCTGACAAGATTGGTTACTTTTCTTTTACACAGAAAGCTGCATACGAGGCTAGAGACAGAGCGATGTTAAAGTTTAATTTATCAGAAGGCGATCTACCATACTTCAGAACTCTACACTCGCTAGCTTTTAGAAGACTAGGTATTAAAAAAGAAGAGGTTATGCAACATAGACACTATGAAGATCTAGGTAGAAAAATGGGATTAATAGTAGACTATCACGAGTATGATAATGAACATACAGGATTATTTACAACTAAAAGTGATTTACTACGTATAATACAGATAGCTAAGTTACGAGGTATAACACCAGAGCAACAGTATAATTTAAAAGAACACACACAAGACATAACAGTTAAACAACTTAAACAGTTTGTACATGATCTTAATCAGTACAAGAAAGATTATAACTTAATAGATTTTACGGACATGATTACAGAATTTGTTAAATCAGATCGATCACCACGATTTGATGTAGTGTTTATAGATGAAGCACAAGATTTATCACAATCACAATGGGGTATGGCTAAATCAATATGGGATAAGACAGAACACACTTATCTAGCGGGTGATGATGATCAAGCTATATTTAGATGGGCTGGTGCAGATGTAGATAGTTTTATATCACAGACAGGAAAGATAATGCAGTTGACACAGTCATACCGAATACCGCAGGTTGTGCATGATATTGCATCAAAGATAGTAAACAAAATACAAAATAGACTACCAAAAGAATGGAGACCAAAAACGCAAAGAGGTTTACTTTCATATTATGATGACTTTGAACAAGTTAACATGAGAGAGGGTAATTGGCTAGTGCTAGCTAGAACTAAATTTATGTTAAGTGATTTAGAAGATCACCTATACTCTCAAGGATTGTATTACGAGAACAAGTTTAAAACAAACAGAGAACAAGATTTGTACAAAGCAATTACTGACTGGGAAAATATGCGTAAAGGTGTGGATATAAATTCAGAGCAGATAGCCAGGATAGCTTCATACATGTCATCAAACCATTTTGAAAAAAATTCGTTAAAACTTTTAGACAAAGATGTAACTTACAAAATGTCAAATTTACAAGAGAGACGTTGGTTGAGAACAGATAAAGTTTGGTTTGAGGCTTTTGATGATGCACCTCAAAAGAAAATAAGATATATAAGACGTATGAGGGAAAACGGTGAGAAGTTAAATTCTAAACCTAGAATTGTTTTATCTACAATACATGGGGTAAAAGGTGGTGAGCAGGATAACGTGGTTCTCCTGACAGATCTATCTCGAAACACACAAAGAAACTACGAACAAAATCCTGATGATGAAAATAGATTGTTCTACGTTGGTGCAACTAGAACTAAAAATCATTTACACATCATTAGACCAAAAGACATATACAAAGGATATAAAATATGAAAACAGAAGACGCTTTAAAAACAGCGAGAGATCTTATTATGGGGCCTAGAGCAAAAACCTATGGTGATAAAATAGTAAACCATGCAAACATAGCAAAACTATGGACAGCATATTTAGACAAAGAGATTACGGCACACGATGCTGCTGTGATGATGGCTTTGTTAAAAGTAGCGAGAACAAAATTTGGTCAACCAACAGCGGACACTTATGTTGATGCTGCAGCGTACATGGCAATAGCAGGGGAATGTAAGCATGAAAACGATATTTAAACCACAGACAGAGTGGATACCACCAACAGACTTTCCAGATCTAAGTAAGTATGATGAGATAGCCATAGACTTAGAAACAAAAGATCCAAACTTAAATGAAAGAATGGGATCTGGCTCTGTTGTAGGTGTCGGTGATGTTGTAGGTATATCACTGGCCACACATGATTGGTGTGCATACTATCCAATAGCACACGAGGGTGGCGGTAACATGGATCGTAAAATGGTCCTCAAATGGTTACAAGACCAAATGAATACAGACTCCACAAAGATATTTCACAACGCTATGTATGATATATGTTGGCTAAGAGCCATCGGTATAAATGTAAAAGGACAGATCGTAGACACAATGATAGCTGCATCTCTTATCGATGAGAATAGATACAGGTATGATTTAAATGGTCTATCAAGAGACTATATTGGTAAAGGTAAAGACGAGAGTGTATTACAAGAAACAGCAAAGTCTTGGGGTGTAGATCCTAAGGCAGAGATGTATAAACTACCAGCTATGTACGTTGGAGCTTACGCGGAGCGTGACGCCCAACTCACACTGGAGTTGTGGCAAGAATTTAAAAAAGAAATAATACACCAGGACATCGAAGATATATTTAATATGGAAACTAAATTGTTTCCTGTTCTTGTTGATATGAGATTCTTAGGTGTACGTGTAGATGCAGATAGAGCAGCTTACGAAAAGCAAAGAATGGTTGAAGAGGAGAATAGATTATTAGGTGCAATTTATGCTGAAACAAAACTAGATGTTCAGATATGGGCTGCAAGATCTATTGCTAAAGTATTTGATAAACTTGGTTTACCGTATGAGAGAACAGTAAAGACACAAGCACCGAGCTTCACCAAAAACTTTCTAGCTAATCATCCACACAAGATTGTGCAAGCGATTGCAAAGGCGAGAGAGATTAACAAAGCACATACAACTTTTATAGATACTATACTTAAATATTCACAGCGTGGTAGGATACACGCTGAGATAAACCAGTTACGTGGTGATAGTGGCGGGACTGTTACAGGAAGATTCAGTATGAATAATCCAAACCTACAGCAGATACCTGCAAGGAACAAGGATCTCGGACCACGGATCAGAAGTTTATTTATACCAGAAGAAGGATGTAAGTGGGGATGTTTTGACTACAACCAACAAGAACCACGTCTTGTTGTTCACTACTCTGCACTACAAGGATTCTATTCTGTAGAGGATGTTGTTGATGCATACAAGAGTGAGAATGCAGATTTCCATCAGATCGTGGCTGACATGGCGGATATTGGTAGATTTCAAGCCAAGACGATAAATCTAGGTTTATTCTATGGTATGGGTAAAAATAAATTACAAGCAGAGCTTGGTATAAACAAGTTACAAGCTGAAGAACTATTTAAACAATATCATACAAAAGTGCCTTTTGTTAAACAGCTCATGGATGCTGTGATGAGTAGAGCACAGCAGCGTGGTAAAGTTAGAACGCTTCTAGGTAGATTGTGTAGGTTTCATTTGTGGGAGCCTAATCAGTTCGGGATACATAAACCATTGCCTCACGATGCAGCGCTCGCGGAACACGGACCAGGGATCAGGAGAGCATACACGTACAAAGCTTTGAATAGATTAATACAAGGATCTGCAGCAGACATGACGAAGAAGGCTATGATAGATTTACACGCCGAAGGTATACTACCTCATCTTCAAGTTCATGATGAATTAGATATATCAGTGCAAGATCAAAAAGAAGCTAACAAGATTAAAGAAATTATGGAGTCAACGGTCACACTTGAAGTTCCTAACAAAGTAGATTATGAAGAGGGAGATAACTGGGGCAGTATTAAATGAGGTTAAATTATGGCATATCTAAACGCAAACATACCACCAGAGTACGCACAAATCAGGAGAGAATATCTCTATGACCTTAAGAAACATCATGGAGAAGTTGAAGACTGTATTATTTTTGGTCTTTCAG